AATAATGTTGAGGCGAATCACCAATGCAAAAAATTTCAAGTTATTTATATCCGAATAGAATCGAATTAACTGCTGATTTGACTACGCATCCAACGGAGTGGAGAATCGTGTACCAAAGAAGATTTAAAGTTTATAAAGGTTTTAAAAATGATCTGCTGCTTGACATTAAAAACGCAGAACAAAAGAGAATAGACATCAGCAATAAAACTGTTAAATTTATTATTCTCGACCAAAATGACCAAGAAGTGTACACTGCTACGGCCACCCATAGTTCAACTCCAGGTTTGGCAACAGTTTCTATACCTCCTGCAACTTTTACAAATATTAAACCTCAATTTTTAAAATTTACTGTTTATATACTAAACAACGATTTATCAAAAACGCCGATATACGGAGATACTCAATTCGGCCTAGGAGGAACATTAGAGCTAATTCAGCAAGGCATAGAAGTGCCTTTGCCTGATCTAATAATAGATGTCTTTAATTATTACGATGACCTAACATTAGCTTCAAATATCAAGAAATATATTAGTGAAGCAGCATTGATAAATCCACCTAATGATTTGGCAACCACTGGAACATTAGATTTTGATTTTGTATTGAATAGCCTAGATGGAACTATCATCGTTCAATTTACCAAAGATTCTATAGCACAAACTTTTAGTAATTGGGAGGATATAGAAACTTTTAATGTTACTAATTCGACTACTACTTTAACAAAAACCTATACTGTATCGAATGAATATAATTGGGCTAGAATATATCTTATTACAGCTCCTAATAGTACCGGAAAAATAGACAAAGTTACAATTAGACGCTAAACTGTGTCTATGAGTCTTATCACAGATACAGTTTATTCGAACCTTCCTTTTAAAAGAAAGACAACTCCTAGTGGGTGGATCAGTTTTAATGCGGTTTGCTGTCACCATAATGGTACTAGTCAAGACATTAGGCAACGTGGAGGAATTATTATAAATGGAGATGGTGTTAGCTATCATTGCTTTAATTGTCAGTTCAAAACAAGTTGGCAACCAGGAAGAACTATCACACCAAAGTTTCGTAAATTGTTAAGGTGGTTAGGTGTAGGTGATGATCTAATAACTAAATGTACTTTAGAAAGCTTACGACTAAAAGAAGATGGAACAGGTACTAATTATAAATCAAAATCACCTGTGTTTTTAGACAAAGCTTTACCAAGAGGATCCAAGCCAATTATAGATTATTTAGATAATCCGCCCGATGATCTTATGCCGGTACTAGAATACTTGCAGAAAAGAAATTTATATTTAGAAGACTATCCATTTTATTGGACAGAAGAAGATGGGCTTAAGAATCGATTAATCATTCCTTATTATTACCAAGGAAGAATAGTTGGATATACTTGTAGGAAAATTAATGACGGAAAACCAAAATATATTTCAGAACAGCAACCAGGATATGTTTTTAATTTAGATAGACAAAATTTAGATAATAAATTCGTCATAGTTTGTGAAGGTCAAATTGATGCTATAACTATCGATGGCGTTGCTATTATGAGCAGTGAAATCGGAGATCAACAAAGATCTCTTATTGATAGTTTGAAGAAAGATATTATAGTAGTGCCAGATAGAGATCATGATGGACCTAAGATAGTTGAACAGGCTGTTGAGTTTGGATGGGCAGTAAGCTTCCCTGATTGGGGAGATATAAAAGACGTAAATGAATCTAGCGTTAAATATGGTAGACTAGCTACACTTTATAAAATTGTAACTAATATTCAGCAAACAGAACTAAAAATTCGTTTACAGGCTAAACAATGGTTTAAAGGATACACAAATGTTTAAAAAGTTAATTTACTGGATTACTTACCCTTATCAGGTTTATAAAGAGCGTCAACGTATTAAAAAACGTTTGAAAGAATTAAGGGAAAGGGATCCTTACATTTACCGATGATTACTTGGGGTATTAGTGCTAACAGCCATGATGCTGCTTTAGCCGTTTTTATAGATAATAATCTAACTTTCGCTAGTCATAGCGAAAGATTCAGTCGTATTAAAAACGACCCCGATTTACATGAATCCTTAATTGAATATGCTTATCAATTCGGTAAGCCTGATAAAGTAGTTTGGTATGAAAACCCTTGGCTTAAATCTCTAAGACAATATCAAGCTGGCCAAGGATTTATTAATAATAGTCCTCGTAAATATTTAAAAAATTATGGTATAAATGTCAGTGTTAAAACTGTTAATCATCACCATAGCCACGCCGCAGCTGGATTTTACACTAGTGGGTTTAATAAGGCTGTAATCGTAGTTATTGATGCAATCGGTGAGTTTGATACAATAACTTTTTGGACTGGAGAAGATAATAAGCTTAAGAAAATTTATTCTCAAAAATATCCTTATAGCTTAGGGCTGTGGTACAGTGCTATGACCCAACGAATAGGGTTAAAACCTAATGAAGAAGAATATATTCTTATGGGAATGGCAGCTTACGGCACACCTAAAAAATTAGCATCAAGAATTAGTAATGATTTCATATTAGACTATGATAATTATACTTTCAAACATAATCTCCATCGAGGATGCTTAGACTGGGCGCCTGATCTTAAAGAAGATGATATTTTCGATATTGCCGCAGGAACCCAACGCATTTATGAAGAACTTTTTAAAAAAATACTTTACCAGGCTAAACATCTTACTGGATGTGATAACCTTGTATTAATGGGAGGGTGTGCTTTAAACTGTAGTGCTAACAGTGCTGCATTTGGACTGTTTGAAAATGTATGGATAATGCCGAACCCAGGTGATGCAGGTAGTGCAGTTGGCGCAGTGTTAGCAGAAAGAAAGAAACATATTAAATGGACTGATGCTTATTTAGGATATAATATAGAATCTAAAACTATGCCTGATGTTATTGTGGACTACCTTATACAAAATAAAATTTGTGGTGTAGCGCAGGGTAAAGCTGAGTACGGCCCTAGAGCGCTAGGACACAGAAGTTTATTAGCCGATCCTCGGGGTGTTGATGTAAAAGATAAAGTTAATGAAATCAAACAAAGGCAAAAGTTTAGACCATTCGCTCCAGTTATACTAGAGGAATATGCAGATCAATATTTTGAATTAAGAGGAAAAGCCGAGCATCATAGATATATGCAATTTACCAGTAAATGTAGATTCCCTGAGCAATTTCCTGCTATAATTCATGTAGATGGAACAAGTAGAGTTCAAACTGTGCCTAAAAATAATTCTAACATACGACAGCTATTAGAACTTTGGCATAGCAAAACACAATGTCCAATGTTATTAAACACTAGCCTTAATATCAAAGGAGAGCCTATGGTTAATAATAAAGCAGACGCAGAAAGATTCGAAAAACATTACAACTTAAAGGTGTTTACTTAATGACTAGACAAAACGCAGACTACGGATACGAAAATTAAGTTATGAAATTAGATGATTGGATAGTTGTACCTGGAGATAAGGCATTAAAATCTGCTCTAGAAAAAGAGCAGCGTCAGCAGAATAATCAAAATCTTACAATACTAGACTATCAAAGGAAAAATTTAGATGCGGCTTTAAAATTTGTAAAGAATTTTAATACTGCTATAGATGCCGGCGCCAACTACGGTGTAATGAGTTACAACCTTAATAGTTTATTTTCTCATGTTCATGCCTTCGAAGTTGAACCAGAAGTAAGAAAATGCTTACAGCAAAATACACAAAATTTTAAATTAGATAAAGTCACAATTCATGAATGTGGATTAAGTGATAAAGAAGAATTAGTGTCATTAAATTATCTTAAAACTACTTTTGGTACATATATTAATAAAACAACTCCTGGCAGTTTTTTATGTAAAACTTTAGATAGTTTTGATTTTCAAGAGGTTGGACTAATTAAGCTGGATTGCGAAGGGTATGAACCATACATTTTAGCAGGCGGTGAAAAAACAATTAAAAAATATCGTCCAGTAATATTGATGGAAGAAAAAAATCTATCTGGAAGATATTATAATACAGAAGGTAATCTAGCGGTTGAACTTTTACTAGAATGGGGCTACACTAAAGAAATAAGCTGGACAAAAGATTGTGTTATGGTTTATAAAAATATGGAAAAATTAGAATGACTACAAGACAAAACGCAGACTACGGATACGAAATACAAAAACTTTATCTTGAAATTATGCTTACAGATGCAGAAACATTTGTAAGATGTCAAAGTATTTTTGATCACGAACTTTTTGATAGGAAATTACAAACTGGAGCAAAATTTATCAATGACTATGTAGTAGAACATAATGTATTACCTACAATGGAGATAGTTAATGCAGCTACTAACTCTAGTTTTACAAGTCCAGGTGAACTTAGAGAAGAGCACTATGATTGGCTGTTAATGGACTTTGAAACTTTTATTAGACACAAAGGACTCGAGCGTGCTATTCTTAAATCAGCTGATTTACTTGAAAAGGGAGAATACGGCCCTGTAGAAGATCTAGTTAAACAGGCTGTGCAAGTTGGACTAACAAAAGATATGGGAACAGACTATTTTGCTGATCCAAGAGCTAGGCTATTAAGAATTAAAGATAAGAATGGACAAATAAGTACTGGATGGCCCACTATTGATAAAAAACTATTTGGTGGAATGAACAGAGGTGAGTTGAATATTTTTGCTGGTGGATCGGGTGCAGGAAAAAGTTTATTTTTAGCTAACCTTGGAGTGAACTGGTCGTTGCAAGGACTTAATGTAGTATACTTAACTTTAGAACTTAGTGAAGAACTCGTTAGTATGCGAGTTGACAGTATGATCACTGAAATTCCTAGTAGAGAAATATTTAAGCAGATTGA